AGCAGCCTGTACCTGCGGATGCACCGCGAACGCAGCTACGCCATGCGGCTGTGGCCAGCGCGGTATCCCAACCCTGCTGACCCGGATGAGTGGGATGCCTACGACGGCAACCTGGATCCCCTCATGGCGGCTGAGGCTGAGGAGGATCCATCACTGGCGGGTGAGCCAACGGACCCTGAGCGCTTCGGTCACCAGGAGCTGCTGAAGCGTGAGATGGCAATGACCCGCAGCTCAGTGCAGCTGCAGTTCATGCTCAACTGCCGCCTGTCCACGCTGGATCGTTACCCGATTCGGTTGGGTGATCTGATCGTGATGGAGCTGGACGGCAAGGCGTTGCCGGAGGTGGTGAGCTGGGCATCGGGTCCTGACCAGCGCATCCAGGATCTGATCAGCGTTGGCCTGGGTTCTGACCGGTGGTATCACCGCCCGATGATCAGCCAGGGCTGGATTGCTCAGAACGAAACCTGGCGATGCGTGATGGCGATCGACCCCAGCGGCCGCGGCCAGGACGAGCTGGCGTGGACGGTGCTGGCTGAGCTCAACGGCAACCTGTACCTGCTCGAGTGTGGCGGCACCACGCAGGGCTATGCCGAGGAGGTGCTGCAGATGCTGGCTGAGCGTGCTCAGCGCTGGCGTGTCAGCCAGGTGGTGGTGGAGAGCAACTTCGGTGATGGCATGTTCGAGGCCCTGCTAAGCCCGGTGATGAACCGGATCCACCCCTGCGGCATTGAGGAGATGCGTGTGACGCAGCAGAAGGAACGCCGGATCGTGGACACCCTGGCGCCAGTGGTGCAGCAGCACCGGCTGGTGGTGAGCAGCGAGCTGATCAGGAAGGACTACCGCGATGCTGAGCGGGATCCTGAGAAGGGTCACCAGCGCTCACTGATGTACCAGCTGAGCCGGATCACGACAGAGCGTGGTGCGCTGCTGCACGATGACCGGATCGACAGCTTGAGTCTGGCGGTCGCGTTCTTCACTGAGGCCGCTGCCCAGGACCAACGCCGTGAGCAGGCCAACCGGCGCAGTGAGATTGAGGACTGGACTCGTCAGTGTCTGATGGATGAGACGGGTGCCAGCGTGGATGCGTTGGCTCTGGGCTTCAAACCGCGTCCGCTGAGCCGCTCGTATGGGGGTGTTCAGCGGCAGGCAGTTGGGGGGCGGGCCTGAAGGGCAGGACCTTCTTGTCGTTGATGGCGCTGAAGTTCAGCTTGCCGGCCATCCTGCTCTTGAGTTCATCGGGTCCTGAGATACCCAGGTTGGCGGTGATGGCGTTCTGCTTGAGCAGCTGCATGGCCAGCCGCAGGTCATCAGCCGTGCAGTCGGTGTCAACGCGATCACGGACGGCACGCACCACCGTGCGGTGTAGGTCTTCCAGTTCCTTGGAGAGTTCTGACATGGGTGGTGCGGTGCTGCGCTCAGTATGCCAACCGTATTCCTAAGCACTGCATCAGTTGGTTACAGTTTGTTCAACCCTTGCAGGAGGTTGTCATGACCACTGCTCAGCGCGAAGTCAGAGAGATCCGGCAGCAGTTGGTTGAATCAGGAGCTGACCCGTATGAGGTGGCAGCGATGGCGCTCGAGCAAGCTCGGCGGTATCGGGAGTTGCTGGCTGAGGCGACACGGCAAACGCCTGTAAGGTGCCTGCGTCCACCGGTCCGGCAATTCGGCTGACGCATGTCGGCAGACTGCCGCATACGGTGAGCGAGGAATCCTTGAGATCCCTTGCTATGACAGGCGGGAGCATGGCGGAATTGGTATACGCAGCGGACTTAAAAAGCGCTGCAAAGCATCCCACCCCTGCAGAGCAAACGCCTGAACCGGGTTCTGGCTGACCTGACAGGGCCCTGGTCATACCTTGCACAGGTGGGGTGGAATTGGTGCTGAAAGCATCCAACTCTGCGCCTTGAACACCGAAAACGCCGCGTCCACACCGGTGGAAGAACTGCAGCGGCATAGGGAACGGCGCGAGATCAGGCGTGCCCAGGAGGCCGCGGCCAACCAGCACAAGACCCTGATGGCTCGTGGGTTGACCGGCAGGACCAAGCCCGGTGTTCGGCTGATGAAGGACTACGCCGAGCTGCTGTCGGTGAGCCTTGATGCGTTGCTCAGTGAGCTGGTGGTGGACCCGGAGAAGCCGGGGCTGTATTTCGCTCACTGGCCGCTGCTGCTGCACTTCTGTGACCGGGGCCCCAGGTCCATTTCATTGATTGCGCTGGGTGTGGTGGTGGACAAGATCACCACCAGGCCGAAGCGATTGGCGTTGGCGCGGTTGATTGGTCGTGCGCTGCAGCAGGAGCTCGAGGCCACACGCATCACCAAGGATCACGGCGACGCACTATTCCGTCACCTGCGGAAGGAGTTCGGCCGCCGTGCGGTGTCGTTCAAGGTGATGCGTCAGCTGCGGATGGAGCCATCGGGGTGGACGACAGCAGAGCGTGCCGGTGTGGGCAACCTGCTGCTGGAGGTGATTGCAACGCAGACGGGACTGATCAGCTTTGCGACCAACCGTGATCAGACCGTGCAGCCGTCTGAGACGGTGCTGGAGTTGATCAAGGCAGAGCTGCCATGGCCGCTGCCGATACGTGATCTGCCGTCCTTNATNCCACCGGAGCCGTGGAGTGGTTTGCAGCGTGGCAGCAAGGCGCTGATCACCAGCCGTCAACNGATGGCGATGGATCACCTGACGCCAGAGGGTGTGAAGACTGCTCTGAGCGTGGTGAACACGGTTGAGCAGCAGGAGCTGCGCGTGGATCCATGGATGGTGCGTCTGCAGCGCGAGGCATGGGACAGCAACATGCAGGGCCTGTTCCCGGTGCGCCGTGACCCTGAGAAGTGGGGGTCGCTGCCGGAGGAGGCAGCACTGCGCTGCCGGATTGAAGAAGCCATCCGCCAGGGGGAGGAGGTCGCTGGCCGGCCGATCTGGTTGCGGCATGACTTCGATTTCCGCGGACGGCTGTATGCCGGCAGCAGGGTGCTGGGGCACCAGGGCCCGGATCACCAGAAGGCGCTGCTGTCGTTTGCCCATGGCGAGCGGATGAATGACGATGCGTTTGAACAGCTGCTGGCGGCCGCGGCAGGGCACTACGGGCTGGGCCACAGCAGCTGGGCTGAGCGGGTGCAGTGGGGTCGTGCCCACCTGGATCAGATCGAAGCGATCGTCAGTGCGCCGCTGGATCGCTCTGACCTGTGGCGAGCAGCGTCTGACCCGTGGCAGTACCTGCAGTGCTGCAAGGCCATTGCTGACTTCCTGGCGGATGACAGCACGCCGTGTGGGTGCCCGGTGCGGTTTGACCAGACCTGCAGCGGGATGGGAATTATCGCGGCGCTGACCCGTGACCAGGCCCTGGCGCGTCACACGAACATGATCGGCAGCACCCGCCGCGACCTGTACGCCCACATGGCGGAGGCGCTGACCAACCAGCTGCGGATGGACCTGGATTCATTCGACTTCCATGCCCAGCGGCAGGCTGAGTTCTGGCTGAAGAAACGGATCGACCGATCGCTCACCAAGGTGCCCACCCTGACGGTGGTGTATGGGGCGAAGTACTTCTCCTTGGTGGACTACCTGCAGAGCTGGCTGCAGGAGGAGAGCCCGGATGTGCCGGTGTCGCAGTGGCAGTGGGAGTACACCCGACCGGCCAGCTACATGGCCAAGAAGCTGGGTGAGGTGATCAAGGCTGAGCTGATCAGCTGCGTGGCGCTGGAGACCTGGCTGCGCAAGGTCAGCATGATCTGCATCAAGAAGCAGCAGACGGTGCGGTGGACCAGCCCGATGGGGTTCCCGCTGGCCTTTGGGAACCGGCTCGAGGAGCAGGAGAAGACGAGCACCGCCATCCACGGTGCACGCCGCTGGAAGCGCCATGACACCGATGTGGCACCGGGTGAGCTCAGCGCGAGGAACACCAACCGCGGGATCACGGCCAACACCATCCATGTGTTCGATGCGGCGCTGGTTCACGCAGTGGTTGTCGCATGTGGGAAGGTCCGAACGCCGGTGCTGACCAACCACGACTGCTTTGCCACGGTGCCGTCCAGGGCGACATGGCTCCACCAGACGTTGCTGAGTGAACTGCGATCGCTGTACCTGGGCAACTGGCTGCCGGAGATGCGGCAAGAAGTCAGTCGTAATGCCCGTGTTCAACTGCCGCACCCACCGCTGGTTGGTGATCTGTGCGAGGGGCAGATCGGGCAAAACCCTTACGTGTTCTGCTGATCTAGCCCCGCGTCTCAAGCGGACTCCTAGGAGCCCTTGCCCGCAGCACCTAGGGGCAGGTATGGTCCCGGTGTTCTGCACATGTGCATCACATGCCACGCGAGTTGATCGTCTCCCCGAGGGGGGAGGCGCTCTGGGCCAAGGTCCTTGGTGAAGCCGCTGACGGCTACGAGGAAGGCGACCCTCGTGCCTGGTCGATCTCTCTGCTGCTGGACCCCAACGACCCGGAGACCCTGGCCTTCATTGAGCGACTGGAAGCTCAGTTCGAGGCCATGCACGGCAAGGGGGTGAAGGTGGCAGCCAACGGCTGGCCGTTTGCTGATGAGACCACCAAGGACGAGAAGGGTCGGCCGGTGCCCACCGGCAAGGTGAAGTTCAACTTCAAGCGCAAGGAGTTCACCGCCAAGGGCAATGCCAAGCCGGCGCCGGTGGTGGTGGACGCCAAGAAGAAGGCATGGCCTCAGGACATGCTGATCGGCAACGGCAGCAAGGTGAAGATCGCCTTCTCGCCCTGGTCCTGGTCTGGTGCCAGCGGCAAGGGGATGAGCCTCGAGCTCGAATCGCTGCAGGTGCTGGACCTGGTGCCGTTTGACAAGCCGGCCGCCACCGATGCCTTTGATGAGGAGGAGGGCTTTGAGGTGATCACTCCTGAGAGTGAGACCCCGTTCGCTGCTGAGCCGGAGCCGCAGGGCTTCTCTGCCCAGCTGCGTGCCCGCGCCGCTCAGGTGATGGCTGAAGCCAACGACCTGACGGGAGAAGTTCCCTTCTGATGGAAAGCGCGGAGTTTCTGTTCCGTGTTCCCCTGATGTCCAAGGCGCGGCCGCGCTCATCACCCAGAGGCGGCCGGCCGTACATGCCAGCCACCTACGTGAACTGGAAGGCCAGCCTGCGTGGGCTGATGGGTGAGTGGTGGACCATGCCACCACGGCCGCATGTCCCTGTTCTGGTGTTGGTCTTCAGCGGTCCTGCCCGCGGCGATCTGGACAACCTGGCCGGCGCTGTTCTGGACGCTGGCAACGGGTTGATCTGGACCGATGACCGGGTGTCGGTTGTCAATTCCATGGTCCTGAAGTTCGCCAAGGCGAAGCCGAAGGACTCGTCCATCTACATGAAAGTCTTTTGGGAGAAGAGCTGATGCTGTGTCCACATTGCGGTCATCCCGAGTCGCGGATCACCGAGACCCGATCCACTGACAACTACGACCGTCGTATCCGGTTGTGCCGTGGTTGTGCCAAGACCTTCCAGACGCTTGAGCGTGTGGCGGTGCACGCCGGCAGAGCGGTTGGCTACATCGAGGTGGATTCCTCAGCCGGTCAGCTTGCGGACCCACCTGAGGATCCAGAGCCAGTCGCCGCGGCCAAGCGTGCAGCGGCTGACTACCACCCGGTAGTTGTTGGCCGTGAGCTCAACGATGTCACTGCCATTGCTCGGCCATTGCTGGTGGAGTGGTGGAACGAGAGCAGGCGCAGTAAGCACCGGCGGCAAGCCACCTGGACCCGTGCCGCGTGGCTGATGACGGTGAAGCGTGTGGCAGG